TTAGTACCGCCCGAAATAGTTGATGTACCTATTGTAAGGTTTGCAGATGGTGTTGCGTATTCAACCGCAGTCTCTCCAGCATTTACCCTTAGAAATTTAAGTGAGTTGCCAGTTAAAGAAGCGGCGGGCTGTAATGCTGTAGAAAGTGCGACGGAACCTGTTGTTGTTATAGGGCTTGGCGTGAGGAGGATACCTGTTCCTTGTGTGATTGATGTCACAGTACCTGCGCCTGTACCTCCTACGATAGTAACTTTTAGTCCCTTAGTAGTGTCATCTATACGAGCATTGCGGATATAAGCATTAGAATCGTCTGTCACGAATCCCGCAACTACTTTGTTATTCTGGTCGATTTTTAATACTTCATCCATGTTAGACGATTTTTATTAGTAAAGCCCCACCGTCAGTACACCTTAATGCTTCTATTGTCCCTGCGTCCTCGTCATATCCAATTTGTGTGGCATTGTCATTCGCGTCTATTTGAGCTACGTTCAAAGTATTCGGTGTGCTTGCAACTGCTGTAACTCCGTAGACATACAAAGCATTAGTGATAGGGTCACATACCACTGTCTCAAGTAGACCAGTTGTCTCGTTGTAGGCGAGCCATGTTGGTTTATCGTTTTGATCTATTTGAGCTACAGATAACATTGTTATTTATTATTAATATCTACCACTAGTTCTACCTGATTTAAAAGCATCGTTACTCATCTGTTCTTTTGTCTTTCCCTCATCTCTTTTTGCAACTGCTCTGTTATGTCTCTCGATTAGAGACCCTCCTTTGGCACTCTCTAGTGCTTTGGATTTTGCAAAACCTTTTCTTGCCTCCATCATCGCAGGACTATTCACGCCATACCCTTTTGATTTTGAATCACTGACTAATCCCCTCCCCTCACTTTTCGCTCGTTCAAAAATTTTATCCATCCTTGCATTTCGTCTCTGAGCCCCTGTTGTATGGTTTGCCATTAGATTGTCTCTGCAAAGGCTTTAATCTTTGCGTGTTTATCTTGTAATTGTTCTTCCGACTTACTTACGTCTTCTTCTCGGAGTTCAACTGACGATTCACGAGAGATAAGTTCCGATTCCTTTGATGAGATAGCGTCCTCACGCTTTCGGAACTCTATCTCCATAGCTTTGAGGATGTCCGACTTCTTGCTTATTTCCTGATTGATTTCTGAGAGAGCGTTGCTGCCTGTCAAAGCAGAAGCCATAAGAGAACTGAGTCTTATATTAGCTTCGTCGAGTTGACTGGTTACCTTTCCGAGCAAATCCTCCTGATACTTCTTTTCATTGGTAGCTTTTTCTATATCGGCTTTAATTACTTTGAGATTTTTCGAGGCAATGGATACCTCAGTTTCAACATTAAGCAATCGTAACTTTGCCTCCTCAATAGCCTTTGCCTGTGCTTCATCGAGTTTTACTGTCTCTCCTTGATTAGTTTGCATTGGCATATTAGGCGGCGAATTCTACTACTGTGTACCTAGGCGACGTTCCAGCTACAGTGATAATTCCTGTGTATACGACTCCCTGCTCCTGACCTACCGATCCACCGCTACCGTCATCCGTTCCTGAACCTGCTTTGAGTACGGTGTGAAATACACTCGTTGACGCTCCAGACCCCATGAGAACAAACAAAGGGTTCGTTCCAAGGTTCTGTATCGTCCAACCAGTTCGGGCAGTATTGGAAGCCAAAGCGGTAGCCGCGCTTGAAATAGCTGGTGTATTTACGTTTTGTGTTTGCTGACAGACTATCATTTTGTTCCCTCTGCCCTTTGTAGATTTGTAATCCTTCTGGCGAGGTCTCTTTCTCTAGTAATAAGCTCTAATTCTTTATCGTTGACTTGCTTCTCCCTGACTTCGATCGTCTGGAGCGCGACTGCGTATTCCGTGGCACTTTGGTTGACTTCAGAGACTTTGCGATCGTAGATTCGAGTTTGATCCTCTCTTTCGTTGACAGCCAGTGCATATTCCTTTTGAGCCAGGTCTTTAAGTTTTTGAGCTTCGATTTTAAGTTTTTCAGTATCTTTTTCATTTGATTCTGCTTTTTCGATTGCTTTAGTGACTTTGACTTTCTCTTTCTCAAAACTTTCTACTTCTATCTTGAAGGACATTCTGTCGAGATCGAGTGCTTTCTTTTCTTCCTTAAACTGAGACTTCTCGTCATTGAGCTTTATCCATTCGTAGTCGAGGGGTTTTCTGAGCTCGTCTCTGCGTTCCTGGGCTACGTTGATCTCTGATTTTAAGGTGTCCCGTTTGCTGAGGAGTTCGTTTATCTCGTCTTGGACTGCTTTGACTGTTACGTTTCTCCATTCCTTGATATTTGCCTCTTGAACAAGTTTCAGTTCCCTTACAGCATCGACTCTTTTCGCCATTGCCACTCCTTCGTCAATCATTGCTTTCGTTTCCTGAGCCTTGGCTTTATTGAGTTGTATCTTGTTAGGAAGAATCATGTTTACATTGCTCCGAGTACTGGCGGTTCGTAGTCAGCGAACGCTTGGTTCAGGTCCTGTCCGTTACGGATAGCCTTGGTTCCCTTGTAGTTCTCCTCACTGTCCTTTGGGAGGTCTACGACTGCAAGCTGTCCTTTAGGAAGCGGTGTGAGGCAAGCCTGCACCACTGTCTTAAATTCTGTGTCTTCGTTGTAGGTAGCTGGAAGTGCTTTTCCCTGCTTTACTAAGTCCTTGTATCGCTTTGTCTGGTGAAACCATGCCTGAGCGTATTTCTTAGCGAATTGCTTTCGGATGTGCTGGATGTTCTCTGGCGGTTCGTTTGCGATGACAAGCGCAACTGTAGTTTTTGCCTTGAACCGATATTCTTTGTTATTCCAAAGAGCTGTGAAATCTGCTGTCTCTGAGCCGTCTCTGTCTCTCATCTTGAACAGACCTGGATTAGTGAAGTAAAATACTCCGTCTTGATACAAACCTGTTCCGTAATTGTTTTCCATAATATATTTGGCCCGTTTCAGGTGGGGCAAGACCTATATTATTTTTTAATGGACTTTCCAGCCCATCCCTGCCCTTTTTAAGAGCAGAGTGGACTGATAAGCCCGACCGATTAGAGCTGAAGTGTGATGAGCTGAGTCTTTGTGTCCTCGCCTGCTACTGTCGAAGTACCAACTCGTGAACGAGTCGCTACGACGTAAGTACAGACTGCACCTGCAACCGAAGCTGAAGGCATGAGGTCGAGACCGATAGCTGTCGAACCCTGGTTTAATACTCCGACTGGGCCTGCTGTCTGGATGAATCCATAAGTAGGAACTGTTGAAGTTGAAGCTGGGATTGGATAGACAGTCGCACCGATAACTCGTCCTGTAGCAGTTGTAGGGTTGACTACGACACCGCTTGTAGAAACAGTTGCTCCGTTCGCGCTTCCGTACTGAGGAAGTGTGAGAGAACCCTTTGAGTCTGAAGTAAGTGTTGCTACTGAGAGAGGGTCTTTGAGAGTGAGTACAACCGTACCAGATGTTGAAGTCTGGGCTGGGTGTGAAGCGATTTCCAAAGTCTGACCGATACCTGTACCTGCTGAGATTACGAGGAATCCACCAGCGTACTGGTTAGCCGTTACTGCTGTACCACCGAGAGTAGCTGTGACTGTGAAGTCACCGATAGCCTGAGTAGAGAGAGTAAGACCAGTGTGGTTTGCGCCGATCGAAGCAGGTGACTGTACGAGTACTCCTGAAACAAGAGCAGTACCGCCGTTCTGAACGAGCGTATATACTCGGTCGTTTTCTGAAGTGAACTTGACTCCCACAAGAGTAGAGAGTGAAGCGTCAGTCGTTGTCTGTCCGCCAACCTTGCCAAACAATGGCATCGGCGAACTTTTATAATCTGAAATTCGTGACATTTGTGTTAATGATTACGTTGATAATTAGACCAATGCTGTCCAGTTAGTTGTGCCCGTGCAGTACTCTGGCTTGTTCGATCCACCGTTAATAAGGATGTCGCCTGCTGTACCTGTAAGGTTCCCCTGTCCAGTTGTTCCAGCTCCCATCCAAATTGTTACTGAGTTGACAGTAGCGAACTTGAAGTAGTTGGTTGAAATAGCCGCGTTAGTACCCTTGATAAGAGGAGCGATTGAACCTGTGCCTGAGTTAGCAAGTGTGACAAGACCGTGAGCGGTTGCGTCTGTTGATGATGAGCTGACTGAGAGAGCTGTACCTGAAGTAAGAGCGTTCGCTGTGATAGCTACTGCTGTACCCGTTGTAAGAGCCGCTGTCGTTACTCGAACTACACCAGTAGAAGTCGTTGCTCCTGAAGCTGTTACTGCGAGCATGTCTCCAGTTGTCGTGATGACACCAGATGATGTGAGAGTAAGAGCGTGACCTGTTGTAAGTCCGTTAGCTGTGATAAGTCCGACTGTTCCCGTGGTTGCAGAGTTAGCAGTGACGCCGAGTACTCCAGTTGTGCCTGTATAGACACCTGTTGTAGAAATCGCGACACCTGTACCTGCTGTTGCTGCGCCCATGAGTACGTTGATACCTCCACCCGAAGACGTCTGGTTTGAACCACCAGTCGTTACTTCGATACCGAAACCGTCAGTAAGGCTTGTTCCTGAAATCCTGAGGAGTCCAGTAGAAGTTGTTGCTGAGTTTGCGGCGATGTTAAGTACTTCACCTGTTGTAACAATCGTACCTGTTGATGTAAGGCTGAGGACGGTTCCAGTTGTGAGACCGTTGCCTGTCATAAGAGTTACAACTCCAGTAGTTGCCGAGTTACCGATAACCTGATTTGCTCCAACTCCTGTGTACACACCCGTGTTTGTTACAGAGAATGTAGCTCCAGTCGTGTTGCTGTTGCTGATGTTTCCCTGAGCTGAGATCGCTACTCCGTTAAGAGTGGTGTTCGCAGGAAGGTCGCATGAGTTAGAACCTGAGTTGAAGTTAATGTTCTGAAGCGTGTTGAGTCCATTTGCTGATACCACAGGGAGTGCTGACTCGATTGTGGTATCTCTTTGTGGTGCTGACATTTTAGTTTCTAATTAGGTTAATAAAAGTCGACCTAATTAAATTCCTGTGATGCCAGTCAACTTTCCGTTTCGGAATGGGTCTGTACATACAAGCTGGCCGCCCAAGATCATGAAACCGTTTACTGCTCCCTGGTTGTAAGCCTCGATCCAGTTTGTCCATGTGAACGCCTTTGTAGCGTTAGCAGGGTTGTACTCGTAGATGTTTCCCTTGATTACTTCAGAGCGAAGTGATACGGGAGTACCTTTCCACCATTTGAGACCGTAGAACTTGAGGAAGTCCATGTTCAAGAGGTAGAAGATACCTGAAGCAACTTTCTTGTCTCGGAAGATCGTAAGACCGTCCCAGATAAGACCGTTCGACTTGTAGCCTGTTCCTGCGTCCATGTTCGAGAAGTCCGAGTATGTGTTGCGCTGGAATGTCTGCAAGAGCTGTTCGATAAATGCCCAGATGTCGTAAGTCGTGAGAGCCATCGAAGGTCGAACCTTGCCGTCAGTGATGCTGTTAGCAAGCTGTCGGATTTTGAGGAGCGAGATTGTACCTGATGAAGCTGTGACTGTAGCGTTAAGACCTGAGTATGTAGCGCGAGCAAGTCCTCCGTAAGTAGAGAGAGTTGTTCCGTCGTCTACGATACCTGCGAGACCCATAGGAGCCTTGCCGCCGAATGACGAACCGTCACCCTGGAAGAAGTTACCGATGTCGTCTGCACCGTCCTGCGCGCGAGATTCCATCATGGTCTTTGCGAGCTTGACTGTCTGCATTGGTGTGTCGTTCACAGAGAGGTCAGAACCAGCGAGAGCAACGTTTGTAGCTACGAATGTAGGGTAAAACGTCATCTGGACTGTTACTGGCTGCTGTGAAGTAGGAAGCTGGTCGAAGCCGTTGAAAGCTACTGACGCAACACCTTTCTGATATTTAATTGGGAAAAGCATCTGTGAGCCGTCCCATTTCTTTGTTCGTCCGAGAACCTCTCCGAAGAAGAAGTTGTCGCGGAGAACCTGGTCAACCCAGGCAGGAGCCAAGTACTGGTTCGTTGTGCTCTGGATGTTTACTGTAGGTGCGAGTGGGTTCATATACTGTTACTAATGTTAATTTTTAATTATTTGAGGGTGTCCATAAATTCTTCTACGCTGTTCCAGTCAACTCTTTTTTCATTTTTGACCGTTGCTTCTGAAGATCGTCGGAGTCCTCTGTCTGCTAATTCTTTTGCCCTGTTAGGCTGTGCAGTTGATTTCTTTATCTCGCTGAATGTCTCATAAGCTGAGAGCATGTCGGGGTAATCAACTATTTCGCCGTATTTGTCTTTTGGAGCTATTTTTTCGACGAATGAAATAAATTCTTGACGAGTCTTCCGAGCTTGGGGAGAGTTTGAAGTGATGTCGGTATCGTAGGTCTCCTCAATGCTTTCAAATGCGTTGCTGAGTTCCTCCTCTGCCTCCTTGTCTGCTTCCTGTTCTTCTCGTTCCTTAGCTGAAAGCCTATTGAATGCTCGTTCCTCTGCCTGTTGGAGCAATCGTTCTTCACGAGCTTTTGCTTCCTTGGTCATTGCCACCTTTTCAGGTGTATCGTTGCCGATGAGTCGAGTCCAATAATCGTCTTCGTCTTTAACTTCTGTCCGTTCAGGTTCTGGGAGCTTAATGTCTTTGAGCTTCTTCTGAACCTCTTTTTCAATAAACCTCTGAACCTTTGGGTCTTTGTGGAAAGGTAATGGCTTTTCTTCCTTTACCTCGTCCTCTACTACAGCTTCCTCTTTAGCCTCTACTGACTCAAAAGGGTCTTTGGACGGCTGCTCGAACATAGACTCGTTATTTGTTCCTTCCAAAAACTGCTGTACTGCTGTCTTGTCTTTATCCATAATATTTTTTGCAAGATGATTCAGGCTCACCAGGAGGCCTATATTATTTCTAAATTTACACAGGTGTCTTTTTTAACGTCCACGACTCCGAGCAAACGGACAGATTCTCTACTTGATCTCAACTACATTCCCTAAATCCTCAACTTCCTTTACTTTGTTAGGCACATACTTCTTCGGCTCTCCTACGTCTGCCATTCCGAACTGTGTCTCTCCTTCGTCTTCGATGTTAAATTTCTTGTCTTTCATGGTTAGCACATTTTCTCCATGTCAGAGTCGATTCGCTTTGTTGCTTCTCGCTCTGCTGGGAGTCCTTCGTTAGTAATCTGATTGTCGCTTCCGTCTACTGCTGGCATTCCTTTGCTGTTCAGTTGGTTTTCGCTCATGTTATTTTTTAAACTTAGTAAGTGCTTTGCTTTTTGGTGCTTTGACTGACTTTCCTGCTTTAGCTCTCTTTGCGTATTCCTTGTGAGTTTCCTCCTTGTGCTTCTCGCTATAATCGTGACCTGGTACTGGGTGTGACATATATTTTTATTAATCGTTCCAAGCTCTACCTGTTCGCCTCTGATGTTCAACGTTCTCTTTGTTTCGGTGCATCTGTGCCTCTTGGCTTACTTCGTGTCCTGTTGCCCTGGGCCAGTTCTTCCTCCTTTCCGCGCTTTCTTCTGGAGTGAGCATCCTTGGCTGTTTCAGTTTGATGAGAGCCTTCGACTTTGACCCCATATGTTGAACTGCTTTGTGCAGTGGTTCTCGTAGTTTTTCCATTTTTCTTGAATGTTCCCTGAGAAATTCGTCGTGTCGTTTTTTTACTTCATTCATCTCAGTGCTTTCTTAATCTTTTCCTTGTTAAAATGTTGAGTGACTTTTGCCTCGGCTAGTGCTTTGTTGTATGCCTTGGTTTTATAATTCCTGACTCCTTGATCGAACGATGGGCTTCTTCCTTTCTTGCTGTAAATTCTTGTTCTGATCTCTGGATCAATCTGTTTTGCTTCTCCCCAGCTTTCTCCTGCCTGATGCCCCGAACCTCTTGATTTCCCTCTGTAGACCTTTCCTCCTTTGTGATAAACCTGCTTCTCTGACTTCCTGTACTTCCTTAGTGCATATCCTCGGGAACTCATGGCTGTGCTACGCCCGCTCCGATTGGGACGCTACTTAGAGAGGATTGGGCGGGAGGTGCTGAGATCTCTGGGTTGTCTCCTGGCTGACCTGGTGATTCGCTCGGTGCTCCTGGTGCGACCATTCCTGGAGCTGATTCAGGGAAATACATTTGGAGATACATTTGAGGGTTGACCGACCAGATAACGAGCTTCTTGGCGTCTTCCATTGGGTCGGAGCTGTTGATCTCCTTCATAAAAGTGATTGGGTCGATAGCCTTAGCAGTCCATCGTTCAAGAGCCATGTTGTTCTTGCTGATTTCATCAACTGGCTTCATTGAGTTAGTAGCAACGCTTACAACGAACCTTCGCTGTTCGTCGGCCATAGTGATACCTACATAGGAGACAGCACGGCCTGAGCCCATGATCGAGGCGTAGTGTTTTTCATCGTAGAAAACGTAATAGAGCTGAAGGAGCCAGTTAAAAGCGTTGTCAGCTACTTGTTCGAGGGAATCGCCAACACCTCCACCAATGCGGGTAGAGTCAATAGACTGATTGAGGATTTGGCCTCGGGCCGTTGTGTTCTCTGTAGGTTGCTGTGCTGTGAGACCTTGAGTACCGTAAACACCAAGGAGAGTTTGTTTATCTACTTCCTGGGCTTCGAGGATTCCACTAGGGAGAGGACTTGCTGGAAGTCTTGTAACGCTGTCTTTTCCTCCAAGAATCGGGTCTCCTACTTCGATAGCATTCGCGGCCTGGTGAGCTGTCTCTGATGTCCAGAACTTGTCATCAAGGAGGATTGAGTTGTTACCATGAGCAAGGTTTTTAGTGATTTGAGCATCGCGTGTATTGATTCTGTCCTGGTTAGCAATGTTCTGCTCGATAAGGTTAGTGAAGTCGTGAGGTTGTTCCTGGAGTGAAAAGACCGAGAGGAACGTATAAGGCATCTTTGGAATAGCAAAGTGATTCGGCTTGCCTTCTTCGTAGTTGAAAAATTCATTCTTGTGCTTATCCAAAACCTCGTCTTCGTATGTAGTGAAGCAGTATTCGTCATTCCACCACTCTGTGCGGGTAACGAGCGTTCCGAGTTTCTGGTTTACCTTTTCGGTGATGTATTTCTCACTCTTTGGATAGAGTTCAATGAGTTCCTCCGCAGTACTCTGAATACGCTCGCCGATGTATGAGCCTTTGAAATCACCATATTCATCTACATAACCGTCTGGATCGAATACAAAGTTTTTAGGACGGCGGACCTGAATAGTTACGTCATTGATCTTCGAGTCCCAGCCGTATTTCCATACTGCGATGAAGTAAACAGACCAGTCCCATACCATGACGCCGAGCTTCTTTCGCATACAGAGAATATCTGCGTGGTACTGAAGCATAGTCTTAACGTCCTTTGAGGCTTCTTTGCCCTCATCAGTGTCGTCTGACCAAACTACTGGCTCTGGGTTCTTTGCTAGGGCTTGTGGTACGAATGTAGCTGTTGATTGAAAAAGGAGATTAGAGGGCATTGTCTTGCCTTTTGGAGAGTTGCCCTGCATACCATAGAGATATGCCTTGTTATTCTGTTGGCGGGGTTCTATCTTGCCTGTATATGGAGCTGACTTGTTTTCATATCCTCTCTTTAGTTCCAAAAGCTCCTCGTCCTTCATGTCGAGAGTTAAAAGGTCAATGAAGTCGCTAGTTACACCCTCATCAGCATTAAGACCATTACTGACTTTATTAGTGTCAGTTTCAATGAGGTTTTGTACTCCGAGTATATTTAGTGAAAAAGGGTCTGTATCTGGCATTAAACAAAACAAGACGATCCCTTTGGTGGGAAATCGTCCTGTTTGTCAGGTGAGATTTGGTGGCCTTGCAATATGACGTATAGCATATTGCAAGCTAAAAATCAACTAGGTAATTGGCACTTCGCTTATCTTGTAATTCTTCTCTACTTTCACGTTGGAAACCTTGCCCTGCCCGTCAAAAGTTATGTAAACGCCGCCGTATTTAATGTCAAAAACACCCAAGGAATCCAGTGCTTTCATCATAGTCCAAAGCCTTACGTCCTCTCCTTGAATGATAAGTGTGGTGTTCATATTAAAATTCTGCTTCACGGCCCAAATATGAGGTATCTGGGGCTGTTTCTATAGTAAAATTACCTGCTCTTGGTACTCCTGCCATCATTCCCCCACCCTTATGAATTACCTTAGCCAAGTCCTGGGCGAACCTGTCTAGGCCTACACGGGCGTATACTGTAGAGAGCATGAAGTGGTCGGGGCCTTTACGCTTCCACACCCAGCGATAGCCGTATTGTGGGTCATTCTCGTCCTGTCCTTCGATTTCTTTGACACGATAAATATTAAGGCAATGATTAAAGAAAGGTTGCCAATCCTCTAGCTTTCCATAGATAGGAAAACGTTGTTCTTTCCACTCGTCTACTACTGATTGAATCATGCGGTTGCGATCTACGAGCACCTTACAGACTGATACGCCGTTCTCATCATCCACCCAACGGATAATCTCTTGATTCTTAGTGGGCTTAGTGAACCAGCAAAGCCACACGCGCCCTGGGTATTTAGCCTGAAGCTTTCTAATGCCGATGAGATCGCCACCCTGGTCGGCCACCATAATACTTCGAGGGAACTTGTTGAGGAGTTTTTCTAGCTCATCATAGGGGTCATAGCCTGGCTTGAAGTCCATTTCAGCGACAGATTTACAGTAGCCGTGATAGAAAATACCTTCCTTGTTGGCTAAGGTGTAATGAATGTTGTGGCCTGTATCCACTCCGATAATCACGCGCCCCTCTTGCATGTTCACCTGATTTAGCAGGTTACTCTCGAGTATCTGCTGGGAGAGCATGTTTGTAGTGTTGATGTATGGGAGTCCTGCTACGAAGTTAGCAAAGAACTCTGCGCTTTTCTCTCGCTTCTTCTCGCATATCTCTGCGGCATTTATCATCGGGTTCACCCATAGAGGAATCCAATAGCCTGACCACTTACCCTCCCTTGTAGCTATCCACTCGCCCATCCTACGATTGTCGTCAGTGATCTCGTGCTTGCAGTGAGGGCAAATGAACTTCTCTTGCTTGTAGTCAATACACGATTCGTCAAGTATGTAAATCTTTCCGCAACCATGCTTGATGTGCCACTTCTTCTGGTCGCTCATCTGCCAGAAATGATCTACACCAAAGTCTGGGATTGTGGGGTTTGAGAATATCCATTTCCACCTGTACTCTGAGTGTTGGAGGCGGGAGTCGTAGGTTTCGAGTGTGCCTTGAGGAGACTTGTCGTACTCATCACCTACAAGGAGGTCTAACGAGAGCATGATCGCGCTGCGGTCTGTCTGTGAGCCAAGATAGAATATGCTGTTCTTTCCAAGCTGTTTCTGTTTGATAGAGTCCTTGTCCTTTACCCATGTCATAAACACGGGGTTCTCTTGTATCATCATGTTTACCTTTGAACCGACGAACTTCTCTACCATTTCGGATGTAGGGAGAATGTAGCCGATGTTGATACGCCTGTTGTGTGCAAGCCAGAGAGTCTTGATGATAGCCATAGTGCTAAAACCAATCTGTCCTGCCTTAATACAGCAAAGCAACGGCGAGTTGTCTCTGTAGATGTCAAACAAGTATCTATGGGTACGGAAGTCTAAAGGCTTGCCGTTCTCAGTGACTAGATTATTTGTCTGTATGAAGCTGTGTATGCTTACTTTGTCTAATAGCATCGGGTTTATATTTTTCTGAATGTATGTCTTCAATATCTTCTAGGCAATACTCTAGAGTTTTTAAATCAAATGGATCAAATGGAATTTGAAATTGAACCCCATCTTTTTCACTTATCAAAAACCCTTCTACTTTATAGTCCCTTTTTGAGTTCTTCTTCATATTTCAAAGCTAATTCCTTGGCATGTGGGTTAGTAATCTCTGCTTCTACGTTGAGGTTTATAGACTTATCTACTGGCTTGAATCCTGCTCGATCGAGTATATCCTTGCTAGCTCCTAGTCTTACTGCTTCATTCTCAGCATTACACGAAAGATTAAAAACTGTGTTTGCTGCACTTTCTGCTTTGTCGGCTAGGTATGCTTGTATTTTAAGCTTTTTTAAGTTTTGAGAAGCTATCGCTCCTGCTGAACTGTAGTCCTCAGTATCATAGTTATCTAAAGCAGATTGAACACCATTACCTGTCTCTAGGTAATCATCAGCAAACCCTTTTTCTTTCTTACTAAGCCCTGTCATTACATTAGTCCTTTAGGAATCTTATTCTTTTAACCTTTTGGGCGGCCTTTGGGTTTGGCTGAAACTATCTTGATTTCGTTATTAGTCAAAATCGCAACTGGCTTATATGTGCCAGCAATATCGCTATATATTTTGTTTGATGGGGTACTTAGTGAAATAGGATAAATAGCCTCCATAAGCTCCTTATTCATATCCTTTGGTAGCTCTACTGCGTCTAGGAGGAACTGGTAGTTTGTCTCTCCCTTCCTTATGCGGAGTTTGAGTGTACCCATGTTGGTGTCACAGATGATTCTGCTGATCTCTGAGACTTTGAGTATCTTCATTATTTCGTTGTCTTGCTTTGCTGTTTTCATTTTATTTTGCTTAAAGCTGTTATACATGACTTACAAATTGGTTTCTCTGAGACTGTCTTTACCTTTATATATGGAAGGATGAGTTCTCGTTTCTTGATGTAGAACCTGCGCTTTTTACAACCTGGGCATATTTGAAAGAAGCCGAACATATTATTTACTATTAATTGCTAAATAAAGGTTTGCTACTGCTTCTTCGGGGGTTGATGCGTTTTGATTTACTATCCATTCAGATTTAGCCATTGCTACCCACCCATCAGAATCCTTCTGTAAAGAATAAAATTCATCTCCACAAGCCTCTATGAGTTCAGAAAGATTTGGTACTTTCCACCCTACTTTTGCATCTGAAGGAAATCCCGCCTGTTCTAGTTTTAGTGCTAGTTCGTAGTTCATTGGTTGAATGGGTTAGACTGTCTCATAGCGATCTGATAGCTCATTTCTGTAGGTGTGAGCTCTGGAATGTATATGAGGTCTGGGGCTGTGAGGATAGTACTAGCGATACCTATAGCGTTCCGTACAGCTCTTTTGATAACTGCCGCGGCGTCTACGATGTCCTCGGTGATTAAATCGTGGTATTGAGTATGCTCTACGCCATAGTTCTTCATCGCCTGTTCAAATGGAGCTTGGAGAGCCTTTGAGAGGATATTACCCGCTTCGGTGTCTGGGAGATTCCCTGATATTTCATTTAGACATAACCCTCCTCCTGGGACTATTCCATACTGTAGAGCAAGGTATGTTGATCGGTTGGCGTCATTGGCTTTAAGTCTCTTGTAGCTTAGGTCTGTCTGACTGTTAGAACCGAGTTTAAGTAGTGCCGTGTTTGTGCATAGCCATGAGAGTCTTAGGTTGCTGTCCTCGTCCCCTTTTGCTTTGAGGGCGTTCAAATGATCAGTGATGTCAGCAATACCTGTAAGGATTGTTTCCTCTTGGTCCACCTCGATCTTGCCGCAGGTTCCTAGGTGTTCCAGTTTGAGGTTTTTATATGAGATACCTGTAGCGTCTTCTACGATCGTCGCGCCTGTGCATTTAGCAAAGTCCTCGAATACATAATTCCGCCAGAGTGTTGGGGCTTTGATTATGAGGATGTTTAAAGAGTGCTGGTTGCCGAATTTATCTGTAAAGCCCCCGTTTCTGTGAAGGTTTACGAGCATTGAGGCCACATTGCTGTCCATGTCATCGGTGAAAATGACAAGGTTACGGTTATCGGACTCGGATATTTCTTTTAGGAGAGGGTTGATTTCATCATCATTAACAATCTTTTTCTTTGTTACAAGAATATAGGGCTTTTCGTAGACCGCTTTAGTCTCTTTGCGTTTGTCTTTCTTCGCCTCCTCGTCGTGTACCATTTCTGGAGAGAGCATACCTGTCATCTCAAAACGTACACCATTGGTGATTTTATAGCTGGTTTCGTATGTACCGCTTCCCTCGATCGAGATAATGCCGTTTTTGCCTATCTTTTGATATATCTCTTGAAAAAGTCGGCCTGTTTCTTCGCTCTCGCTTGCAGTCTTTGCCACGCCGTAGACATCATCAACTGTAATCTGTTTTGTTTGCTTGTCTATTTCCGTTTCTATAATGGGAATGAGAGCGTCCAAGTCTCTTTTCAGTTGGTTTTTGTTCACCTTGGACTCATAACCAGCTTTGAGGATTTCTTCCCCCATTATTACAGTTGTCTTTCGGCCATTTCCTGAGATTTTGTCTTGTTTAGTTGAGAGCTCCTGAAGGAAAGCCAGCCCACGTTTATCCGCTGGGGCTTTGAACCTCATTGCTTGGATGATCGTTTCGCAGTCGTTTACGACTTGGTGATATGGGAATAGTTTTGATTCAACAACCACGTTTGTGCCGTTTCCTCCATAAGTCTTTCGGAGGTAGGAAGTGGCTTTGCTGATGCCTTTCAGCATCCCTTTCACTGCGCCGTCTTCTTCTGAAATTAAGTTATCAAGCATACGGGGAGATAATTTCTGTTAAAGGACTAAATTCATGTTCATGGAAATAATATGGATGCTGGGCTGGGAGAGCGTTTCTAATGTGATAGTCCATGTAGGATAGGTTGTCTGGTCGGCCGTCAATCAGCTTAAAAAACTTCTTTTTTTTGCATATCTCGCATACTTCCAGCACTCCTTCTTCGTATTCTTCCACGATCTCAAACCTGTGGAGGTATTTGTTCTTACATTGACTTTCTCTAAAGAAACTATGCTTCATCGAGTACGGCTAGAATTAGGTCATCGTCCTCCTTACAAAAGAAATGCTCGGACTTGTCAGCCATAACGACCTTATTAAGGCTCCATTGCGTAAATGCGATCGTATTGCCCACCTTCACATTCTCAACCTTGTCCCCTATATCGAGCACCTTCCCGTAAAGGAAAAACTTGCTTGTGTCCCCAATGATTTTATCCTTGCCCTGTGGCACAAAAAGGATGTTCTTACCGAATGGCTTCCATTTATTCAACATTATTTTTCAAGAATTTTTCGGCTGGTGATTGCCTCTTTATAATTTGAGCCATTTTTGGCGGAGTTTCAATTATTTTTGAAATATCGGTGCCTACAGGAGTGACTCTGCCATGATTATCAATTTCCCATTCTGATAATCTCCAAATATTCCTAAGCCTCTTTAGGAGATTCATCTGCGAATGGTGATGGTACCGATTCTGGCTCTACGATCTCACTTTTCTTCTGTAGGAAAATCTGAGTCTGGATTTCCCAAGGAGAAGTAAGGGATTTGCGTGTAAACTGCGGTACTGGTTCAAAATAGAGAGAATGTTTATTGAGAAGCTCCCCAAAATCCTTCATAAAAGCGTCGCTTTCCTCTTTCGTGCAGTCGCTAAGTTTATACTTTGGCTCTGGCATTTATTTATATAGAATACTATTAATTAATTTCACGTTTAGCGTGTTTTTCTATTTTTGTCAAGTAGTTTCTGGGCCTTAAATTCAGGGCATTTTGGGCATACGGTCTGTCCATTAAATATCTGAATATACTTGCCGCCGCAAGCACAATCCCATATCTTGGATTTAACTTCGTAGCCATTAACTGAAGGCTCCCAATGTATACTAGAAAGCGTTAATTTTCGCTTATGCTGTTGCGTTTTCAAGGTTTATGTGCTATTGTAAGTTTATAAGGTACTAAGCCCAACTCGGTAACCATTCCAGGGGAAAGCAGCGTAGCTTATCCGATCAATTGATTCCTTAAACCGCCCTGCTTAACTGCGGGGCGGTTTCATTTCAGTGGAGGGTGGGGGTTTAGAGAGAGGTAATTGCCGCGATTACTAAAGAAAAAGGAACGCCCACGAAAAACACTATTTGAAAAAACTCTTTCCAACTTGGCGCTTCGTTGTATATACCGCTTAACTTTCCGTATTCATAATCCATAGGGTTATTTGAGATTTTCTAATACTATTTTTGTTATATCACTGAAGGCTTCGATGTAATCCGCACGGCAGATGTTTTTATCAGAACATTCCTTTAGTGCGCGTTTCAACCTCTCGTCCCTCTCTGATAGGAGATTTTTGATAGGTTTGAGTATTGATTCCCATTCTTCCGATGTTAGAGAACAATCCCTCCTAGATTGCCTATTTCTTTCCATGGCTTCATAAATACTACGTTTAATTTTCCGCCAATCCTCCTCGTCTTTGTGGGGTTCGGCGGCGGCGGCGGTTAGCTTACAAAGTGGACATGACTCAGACTCCTTTTCTGAGTGTATTATGGGAAATGTTGGTAAAGATGTTGTGTTAAATCCTTCCATTCTCTTATGTTAGTTAGGGTAGTAACTCTACTTTTTATCACATGCCAATTCGTTTCCTATTCTTAGGATACCTCCATTTTTAAATGTCATTTTAAGTAAACAATTATGTGCAATGTAGTTCCCTAATATCAGGCCGATTATAAATATAATTATTCCTTTCATATCCCCTTTCTTATTTAGTGAGTCTAATAAACGATCTTTGGTAAAATCAATCTCCCTTTCGTTGCCTTTGCAATCTTCTGTAGCATTTCGAGTGAAGGAATCATGCCGCCGCTTTCAATCCGAGCAATCGCGGGCTGTTTCGTACCTACTTTCTTTGCCAGTTTTGCCTGAGAAAGACCTGTGTGGAGACGAACGTCAAGGATGATACAGGCAGTTTCAGCTCTTAATCTGTCCTTGTCTGATATTTTTACTTTTTTGTTCTTAAAATAATCTTTTGCGTTCATTGTTTATTTCTTAGTGAGTAAAAAATCAAAACAGCTCTTCATCGGTTTGGACATTTTAGGACAATCGGAATTGTGACAGCCGAGCTTACATGTAGGGCAGATTTCGTGGTCACATTCGGTACAAAGGGCCTGAAAACTGACTGAGACTCGCTTTGTATCACTGATAGGGGCTAGTTGAGGGAGGGAGAGGATTGTTTCTCTTAAGGACTCAACTTGCAAACCATCTATCCTTTCAGCCCAATCTGGCACATCCCATGAATCCTCATTATCCTCGGGTATTTCAATCCACTTGTACCATGTTTCTTTCTTTGATTCAGGAATTTCGTATCGGTGCCCATCGTTGTCTGTAACGGCGATTTTTTCGTCAATAAGTCGAATTTCCTTCCTCACCTCTTCTACAAATTCATTGTGCTTTTGGAGCCAGAACTTTGAAAGATTATCTGCGTCCCTATCACTTATGTTATTGTGGGTGTAATCATTGTATTTTTCTTCTACAAACTTGCGAAACTCCTCCCGTAGCTTTTGATCGTAAGGTATTGTCATTTCAGTAATTCGTTAAAGAAACTATCAATGTCCTTCCCCTCTGCGATGTGGTCGATGAAGGAGTGCATACGATACTTCCATTCGGGAGTAGTTTTTCTTGGTAACGAAAAGTCATTGCTGCTGTCTCCATCGAAAATCCATTTATCAAATCCGTAACCTCCTTCCTGTTTACCAGTAGTCCCGAATGAAGCCATCACAAATTCTCTTTCCCACCCCTCCGCTTTCCCTAGAGCTTGCCAGAAAAGAGGATCGAGGAGGATTTGGTGTCTTACATAGGCATATATGTCTTCAATGTCCCCCCTGAAATTAAAGTATCCTCCCTCTAAAGACCTACGTATAGCTTCTTTGGTAAATGAGCCAAAATCGCTTTTCCCGACACCATCAGCTCTTATAACAGGAAATTCTTTATCAGACTGTTCTTCCATTATTTTGTCTTTAGGCTGAAAAGCGCACGTATGATTTCGCTATAACTTACAAAGTATCCCTCTGGAGTCTCTACAGCAAGAAAAGGGCCATTCTCCACTACTCTTATCGCCTCCTCCAAAGCCTCATTTCTGGAGAGGAGCTTTTCTGCCTGAATGAAAGTTCTCATTATTTTCTCTAACATCTCCATTTCTTCGCAGGAAAAAACATACTCACAATTGGGATGATCGTTCGTTTTAGTGACGTGCGGTTCGCAAAATTGATCTATTACGCCTCTGAGTCTTTCCTCCATTGTTTTATCTTGGGACATGGCTATTTAAAGATTACAATCATGCTTGGAAATGGGGCGCAGTTTTTATGCCCTCCAAACTTCACACGACCTCCAATGAATAATATTTCGGCCTTTTTGTAGATCCATTTATGGAACCATTTTGTGTCAGTGCGGGCAGGTAGAAGGGCTACCACAGTCTCTGCGCCGCCTGTAGCCGCCTTATCTACCCATTTACCTATCTCTCGGCCATAAGGAGGATTCATCCAACATTTCAGGCCAGTCCAGTCTTGCTTTAGCCCATCCTGTTCTTTTGACCAGAACATAGGGACTTTAGCGTTTTCTTTTGAGGCGCAGACGTCAACGTCAAATACAATCTTGAACCCGTCGCAAATCTCATCAAAGAGATCCTGTGGTGTCGCCCAATCGTCCGTCTTACTGCTAAAATGTACTGCTGTTTTCATTTTGGTTTATCCTTCAATATCTCTCTGACCATCTATTCGACCTTCTTCATAACCTTCTTTTCGAGCCTGGGTTACCTCGTCTACTATAAACGCCTTGATATTTTCAATGGATCCGATTAATTCTCCAGTGTCGCTTACGAACTTCTCATTAAACTTTTGTTCTATGTTTTCCATAATTTATTCTATTTAT